AATGCTAAAAAAGATTGGGAAACCCCTATCCAAAGCAATACAGAAAATGCTGATGGACTCTTTTTTGAAAAATCTCAGGCCACCTCAGATGAAGCCCCTGAAGAAACAGAAAAACCAAAACAAAAAAGAACCAACTATAAAAAAAGATATGATGACTTAAAGCGTCATCACGATAGTAAGATTGCTGAGTTTAAACAACGTGAGCAAGAACTGCTGGCTACAAATAAGCCAACTTATCAAGCTCCAAGATCTCCAGAAGAACTTGAAGAGTTTAAACAGCAGTATCCAGATTTGTATGATACGGTAGAAACTATTGCACATTCTAGAAGTTCAGAGCAAGTAGAAGCACTTCAGAATCAAGTATCGGCTTTGCAACAACGTGAGCAAGAAATTATACAGCGTGAAGCTATAGCAGAGTTGCAAAAACGACATCCTGACTTTGAAGAACTACGCAGCTCAGAAGAGTTTCACGAGTGGGCAAAACTTCAACCAGAAGATATACAAGATTGGATATATGCAAATCCAGATAATGCTGGATTAGCTAGTAGAGCTATTGATCTTTATAAAATGGAAAATGGTCTTCAAATTAATGTTCCGTCTAAATCATCTAAGCGTCCAGCTAAACAAGCATCTGCCGCAGATATGGTGTCTACTAAAACGACAACTGTTGAAGCAGCACAACCTGCTAAAATTTGGACGCAGAGGGAAATCGCCTCAATGTCTATGGCTGAATATGATAAACATGAACAAGAAATTGATCAGGCTATTCAGGAAGGCAGAGTGCGATAATTTGTCTTTTTATTTTAGAGGAGTCTAAACAATGGCTTATAACCAATCAGATCAATATTTTGAGCCTAGTACAGATACGAATGCTAACTTTGCCAATTCTGTATCTGGTCAAACTAACTCATACTTCCTACCTGCTATTTATAGCAAAAAGGTGCTTAACTTTTTCAGAAAAGCATCGGTAGCTGAAGCAATTACCAACACAGACTATGCTGGAGAAATTACGGCTTTCGGAGATTCCGTTAAGGTAATCAAAGAGCCTGAAATCACAGTATATCAGTATGAAAGAGGCCAAGATGTAACGGCAACTAAACTAACTGATCAAGAAGTTAATTTGGTTGTTGACACAGCAAACGCTTTTAAGTTTATCGTAGATGACATTGAAACTAAGATGTCACACGTAAACTTTAAAGAAGTAGCGTCTTCTTCAGCAGCTTACGCATTGCGTGACGCTTATGATGAAGGTGTTATTGCTACTATGTTTGCAGGTGTATCAGCATCTAGCCCTAATCATATTCTTGGTTCTGATAACGCAACTGACCTAGCGGCTGGTACTTTTGACGGTACTGGTAACTTGGATATCGGTTTTGCTTCTGGCGAACATGACCCTATTGACGTATTGTCACATATGGCACGTTTGTTGGATGAGCAGAATGTACCTGAAGAGGGACGTTGGTTTCTAGCTAATCCTGAGTTTTATGAGCAGCTAGTACAAAGTTCTTCTAAGCTACTTTCGGTAGACTATAACGCTGGTCAAGGTTCTATTCGTAACGGTTTAGTATCATCTGGAAAGCTACGTGGTTTTGACATGTACAAGACTAACAACATTGCATCTACCTCCAATGCGGCTGGTAAGTGTATTGCAGGTCACATGTCTTCAACCTGTACAGCACAGACTATTACTAGTACTGAAGTAATTCGTGACCCTGATAGCTTTGGTGACATCGTGCGTGGTTTGCACGTTTATGGAGCTAAAGTAATGCGTGGCGAAGCTTTGGTATCTGCCTTCTACGGTATAGACTAAGCTATTTAGCTATGGGGGTCTATATGACCCCCTTTACTTTAAAGGATAAAAAGATGCCTGGAAATCAAATTGGAAGCGATGAAAATCCAATGATGTTTAGAAAAGCAATTGTAAGTAAAGAAAGTAGATTTCGCAAAGGCTTTGATAAAAATAAATATCAAACTAATTATGATAGAATTTTTAGAAAGGGAGACTCATCTAATGGAAAAAGTACATCCTCTTGAAAAAATGAAGATGACACCACCAACTAATTCATCAATGGAAAGTGGAACATCTAAAGATTATGAAACCATAGCTGAAATGACACAATCTTGTGACACAAAAGCTGGTCTTAGTACTGGTGTAAACAATAACGATTATTAAGGAGATTATTATGCCAATGGGTAAAGGAACGTATGGTAGTAAAGTAGGCCGTCCTAAAAAAGAAAAAAAGATGGGTGGTGGTATGATGAAGCGTAAAAAAGCTATGTATGGCAGTATGCAAAAAAAGAAAATGAACAAAGGTAGTATGATGAAGTATGGCATGAATGAAGGTGGACTAGTAGGTGAAATGGATCAAGCTGGGCCTAATTAATAATGGCAACCTATCTTAATTTAACAAATGAGCTACTAAGAGAATTTAATGAGGTTGTATTAACTTCTTCTGATTTTAGTTCTGCGATAGGTATTCAACAACATGCTAAAGATGCAATCAATAGAGCATACTTAGATATTGTTAATGAAGAACCGTCTTGGCCTTTTTTAGCTACGGCTGAAAGCGGTGAAACTGATCCAATGTACGGTAATGTGTACATTGAAACTACTGCTAATACACGTTGGTATGAATTAAAACCATCAAGTTCTAGCATAACAACTGATTATGGTTATGTAGATTGGTCTAACTTTCTTGTAACTACAGTAGGTGTATCAGGTGAATCTGCACCTTTTACAGCAGCTAATTTAAGATTTATTACAACAGAAGAATGGAAAGACTATTTCAGACTTTCTGAAAATAAAGATGATGCTGGTGATGCTAATGGTGGAGAACCAAAAAGAGTTATAAGAAGTCCTGATGCACGTAAATTTGGATTAAGCCCTATACCAGATAAAGTGTATCGTATTTGGTTTTATGCTTATGATTTACCTACAGAGCTTTCTGCTCATGGAGATACTATTGTATTTCCTGATGTTTATAAACCTGTGTTACTAGCAAGAGCTAGGTATTTTCTATGTCAATTCAAAGAAAATATGCAAGCGGCTGCTTTTGCTTTAGAGGATTATAAAAAAGGTATTAAGTATATGCGTTCTGCATTAATGACTCCAACACCTTACTATATGAAAGATGATAGAGTAGGTTTTGCTTAAATGTCACAGGCATTTGGATTTAGCTGTAAAGGTGGTCTAAATACAAACTTAAATCAATTTGAGTTGTTGACTACGCCTGGAGCAGCTACAGAATTACAAAACTTTGAAGTTGATTCTGATGGTGGCTATAGACGTATTAATGGCTATGCTGCTTTTGGTGATGCTAGACCAAATAGCAATAATCGTATTTTAGGTATTGCAGTATATGGCGATGGTCTTATTGTATGTTCTGGAACAAATATTTATTTTACATTAGATGGTGATACATACTTACAAATAAATAGAAGCAGTGTATCAGGAAGTGGAGATAATTATTCTACATTTACTGGTCGCTCAACATTAACAAGAACAAACCAAGGACAATGCTCTATTTCTCTTTTTGAAGGTTCTACAACATATGGTGAAATATTTATATGTGATGGAGCAAACAAACCTTTTTATTTTAAAATGACAGGTTCAGGAGCATTAACTAATCGTACATATTTTGCCGCTGAAGTGGCAGTAGATACAGATAAAACTCCATCTGTAGGTGTAATACATGATAAACATTTTGTTGTAGGTGGTGCAAGTGCAGCTTCTAATACAGTTTATTATAGTGGTACTTTAGATCCAGATGATTTTACATCGACAGGATCAGGAAGTATACAGCTTGAAGATCAAATTGTAGGGTTAAAAAGTTTTCGTAATGATTTATATATTTTTTGTACTAATAGTATTTTTAAACTATCAAACATAAACAATAGTAGTACAATTGTTGTTGTACCTGTAGCAAAAAATGTAGGCTGTTTAAGTCATTTTAGTATTCAAGAAATAGGAGGTGATCTAGTTTTTTTAGCACCAGATGGTATTCGTAGTGTTGCAGGTACAGCACGAATTGGTGACGTTGAATTAGGATCTGTCAGTAGACAGATACAATCTGTAATATCTGATATAGCTAGTAGTGCTAATTCATTTATTATTACTAGTTGTATTTTAAGAACTAAAGCACAATATCGTTTATTTTATTGTACAACTGCTGCATCAACTGCAACTTCTAAAGGTGTAATAGGAACTTTAACTAAAAACGGTTTTGAATGGTCAGAAACATTAGGTATACAAGCCCCGGCATTAACATCTGGTTTTAATTCAGATGGAATAGAAAAAATATTTCATGGTGATAATTTAGGATATATTTATACCCATGACTCAGGAAATTCTTTTTTTTCTGATGGCACAGCTCTTGATATAGAATCAAAATATCAAACACCTAATTTTGATTTTGGAGATGCTGGAACAAGAAAAACATTAAAGTATGCCAAAATATCTATTACACCTGAAGGCTCTGTAGAACCTTCTTTTAGAATTAGATATGACTATGAAGATAATAATATTCCTCAACCAACAGAAACAAATATAACAAATATTTTACTTCCTTCTTTATTTGGAACAGGAGTTTTTGGAACTTCACAGTTTGGTGGATCAACTGATCCTATGGTACGAAAAACAATAACAGGTAGTGGTCATGCAGCTAATTTTAGAATTAGAAGTAATGATCAAAAATCAGCATACGCTATAAATGGAATGTACATTGACTATGTACCTTCTGGTAGGAGATAACAATGGCAGGAACTAGTTATACACGACAGAGTACCATGTCGGATGGAGACACAATAACAGCAGCATTATTTAATAATGAATTTAATCAGTTGTTATCTGCATTTTCTTATGCGTCATCTGGTACAACAGGACACCAACATGATGGTGGAGCAGGTGAAGGCGGTAATATAGAAATAATTGGTGATCAAGATTTTCTTAATAAAATAGTTGTTGATAGTACAAATAATCGTTGGGGTTTCTTTGTACAAGTTTCTAGTTCTGCTGTAGAACAAATACGCATCCAGGATGGTGCTATAGTTCCTGTAACAGACAATGATATTGATTTAGGAACTAGTTCTTTAGAATTTAAAGATGGTTATTTTGATGGTACAGTATATGCAGACGCAATAAACTTTAACGGTACAGCTATTAGTGCAACTGCTGCCGAATTAAATATAATGGATGGCGTAACGGCTACTGCTTCAGAACTAAACATACTAGATGGCGTAACATCTACGGCTACTGAACTAAACATTGTAGATGGTAATACATCTGCTACATCTACAACACTTGCAGATGCAGATCGTGTAGTAGTAAACGATAACGGTACAATGGTGCAAGTAGCACTAACAGACTTTGAAACTTACTTTGAAAGTGCATTAGATACATTAAGTAATGTAACAACTGTAGGCACACTAGGATCAGGAGCAATTAGTTCTGGTTTTGGTAACATAGATATTGGTTCATCTAACTTAACGGCTACTGGAACTATATCATTAGGAGCTACATCATTTAATGATCAGAATATTACAAATGTAGGATCAATACAATTAGATAGTATTGCAGGTGATGGGGATACAAATACATCACTAACCTTTAGTGGTTCTGATGTAATTACAATAGCTACTGGTGGCACAACAGCCCTTACAATTGATGCGTCACAAAATGTAACCGTTGCAGGTGACTTAACAGTTACAGGCGATGACATTACAATGGGAACTAATACAGCAGGTAATTTATTAGTTGCAGATGGTACAAATTTTAATTCTATTGCAGTTGGAAGTTTATCAGAAATATCTACAGTAGCTAATGATGATGTTTTTATTGCAGTTGATACATCAGGGGGTGGACTTAAAAAGATTGCAAGAAGTGCTATTGTTGCAGGACTAGCTACATCTGGAGCAATATCTAATGTAGCAGATGATTCTACACCACAGTTGGGTGGTGATCTTGATATGAATGGTCAAGACATTGTTACAACATCTAATGCTGATATTGAACTAGCACCTAATGGAACTGGACACGTAACAGTAAAAGGTAATACTAATTCAGGAGCTATTCAATTTAATTGTGAAAGTAATAGTCATGGTCAAATAGTTCAAGCTCAACCACATTCAGCAGGAGTAACAAATACAATGTTGCTTCCAGCCGGGAGTAATTCTACTTTAGTATCTTTAGTATCTACTGACACATTAACAAATAAAACTTTAACATCTCCTAAAATTAATGAAGATGTAGTAGTTACTTCAACGGCTACAGAACTTAATATTCTTGATGGTGTTACAGCTACTACGGCTGAACTAAATACGTTAGATGGCATTACGGCTGTAGTTGGAGAACTAAATGCACTTGATTTAGGTTCAACAGCAGTTGGAACTGCAATAGCTTCTAAAGCAGTAATACTAGATTCAAATAAAGATTATACAGGTTTAAGAAACTTAACGATTACTGGTGAACTAGATGCAGCTACATTAGATATAAGTGGTGATGTAGATATTGATGGAACATTAGAAGCTGATGCTATTACAATTGATGGTGCAACATTAGCAGAAACTATATCTGATACTGTTGGTGCAATGGTTAGCTCTAATACAGAAACAGGTATAACTGTTACGTATCAAGATGCTGATAATACTTTAGACTTTGCACTTGGAGCAGCACAAACAACTATAACATCTTTATTAGCTACTGACATTAAGATTGGTGAGGATGATCAAACAAAGATTGACTTTGAAGATGCTGACACTATTAACTTCTATGCTGGTAATGAGAAACAATTAATATTAACTGACGGAGCTTTGACACCTGGAAGTAATGCTATTGTTGATTTAGGTACAGACGCTTTAGAATTTAAAGATGCTTACTTTGATGGGACTGTAGAAGCTGATGCAATTTCTATAGGCGGTACAGCAGTAACATCTACAGCAGCAGAATTAAATATTTTAGATGGTGTTACAGCTACCGCTACTGAACTAAACTATTTAGACATTTCAACATTAGGAACTACAGAAGCTTCTAAAGCTGTTACAGCAGATGCTAATGGTGTTGTTAAGTTTGACAACGGTATACAAGAAGAAAGCACAGCCGTTAGTTCTAGTTCTAATGCAGCTACTATTAACTTACGTGATGGTACAGTCTTTACACATACATTAAGCGAAAATGTTACGTATACATTTAGTAATCCAGCAGCAAGTGGATATGCTAGTACATTTACTTTAAAGGTTACACAGGACTCTTCAGCAAGAACTATTACATGGCCGGGGTCAGTAGACTGGGCTGGAGGAACAGCACCTACAATTTCTACAGGAAATGGAGAAGTAGATGTGTTTGTATTTCATACTGTTGATGGTGGCACAACATATTATGGATTTACAGCAGGTCAGGATTTAAGTTAATGAGCTTTGGAGCTACAAAATTATTATCTGCATCAGGTGGTAAAGCCTATGAAATAGAACAGTCTGTTGTGCTTGATGAAGGAGATTCAGCCCTGTTATATCGAACTCCTAGTTCTGAAGGCAATAGAAAAACATGGACGTTTAGTTGTTGGTTCAAGCGAACTAAACACGATAGTAGCGATGCTGCATCTGGATATTTTTATTTGTTTGCTTCTTCTATTTATGGGGGAAATGAAACATTTATAAGACTACAAGGAGATCATCTTCAGGTTAGTGGTTATGATGGAGGCTCGTATGATTTTAGTTATTACAGTAATTTTTTATTACGTGATGTAGCAGCTTGGTATCATATTGTAGTTATTTGTGACACTACAGAATCAACAGAAACAGATAGGGTTAAAGTTTATCTAAATGGCAGTCAAGTAACAGATTGGGGTAGCCCAGACCATCCAAGTTTAAATTTTGACACCATGATTAATAATACAAATTGGCATGCTATTGGAGCTTATAAAGCAAGTTCTGGAGATGCTGGTTTGTATCATTGGGATGGTCTTGTAGCAGAAGCTTATTTGTTAGATGGAACAGCTAAAGCTGTAACGGCTTTTGGTGAAACCGATTCTACTACAGGACAATGGATTCCAAAGAAAACAGCATTTACCAGTTCTGAATATGGTACAAATGGTTTTTATTTAAAATTTGCATCAGGAGCCATAGGCACAGATAGTTCTGGAGAAGGAAATAATTATACGCTAAACGGTGGTCTAGTAAATGGAGACATACTGCTTGATACACCTACTAACAATTTTCCAATTGTAAATATATTAGAGCCTTACAACACTACAATTTCTACTTTTAGGCAAGGAACTTTAAATATTAAAGCCAGTGCTTATGACAGTGGAAATTATGGTAATCATTATGCGTCATTTATATTACCCACTTCTGGCAAATGGTATGTTGAAATGTTAGCAGGTGTACAAGCTGGATCAGGAAACGTAGCACAACTTGGCATTAGTTCTAAAGATCCTTCTATTGGTGGAATTATTCCAACTCAAGATCAGCTATGGACTACATTTAGTTCTACTACAGGTTTAAATTTAGACTTATACGGAAACACAGCCGACTTGTATGATGGAGGATCATCGCTTGACCAAGACACAAGTTTAACAGCTACTTCTTATGTTTGTGCTTTAGCCGTTGATATAGATAACGATAAAGTCTGGGTAGGTTATGATGGCGGCTCAAGTATTACATGGTTAAATTCTGGCGATCCTGCTAATGGTTCAAATGGGGCAGCACATACTTTTACTTCGGACAGTATAATATACATGGCAGTTGCAACAAGTAGCGATAATGCAAATCGCTCATATGTAATTATGAATTTTGGACAAAACGGAACTTTTTCTAATTACAAGACAGCAGGAGGCAACGCAGACGGAGCAGGTATAGGAAACTTTTATTATGCTCCCCCATCTGGGTTCAAAGCGTTATGCTCCAAAAACCTACCTACACCAGCAATTAAAAAACCTACAGAGCATTTTAATACTGTGCTTTATACAGGTAATGAAACTAATCGTTCTATAACAAATGTTGGATTTGAACCCTCATTGGTTTGGATTAAAGAAAGAAGTGCTGGTGGGTCGCATAGAATATTTGATCAAGTAAGAGGCGTTAACAAGGTTATACAATCTGATTTAAATACCGAAGAACTTGATAGAACAGAAGTTACTGCTTTTAACTCTGATGGTTTTTCTTTATCGGGAAGTTCAGTTACCGTTAATCAAAATAGCGTGACACATGTGGCTTGGAATTGGAAAGCTGGTGGTTCTGGAAGTACAAATAATGATGGAGCAGAAGCCTCTACAGTATCCGTAAATACAACGGCTGGTTTTAGTATTATGAAAGCAGAAGGAACAGGATCATCAACAACTTATGGTCATGGTCTTGGGGTTGTTCCAAAAGTTTATATAGTAAAACTTGTAAGCGATACAGGTAATTGGTTTTTACAAACGTCTGCTTTAGACGGTGGTTGGGATTATATACAGTTAAATGGAACAGGAGCATCAGCTTCAATGACTGCTACAGCACCAACATCTAGTGTTATTACTGGAAATATAGCAAGTGGTGAAACTGCTATTTATTACTCTTTTGCAGAAGTTAAAGGTTTTAGTAAGTTTGGAAGCTACAGAGGCAACGGAGAATCAGAAAACGGCC